ATGGGCTTTATGACCTTCAACGTTAGCATGTTTGCTAACTTTACCGCCGCGCTTAAACCGCGATGGGGTAATAGGCATTTTGCCAGCATTGCCGCTGTTCAACCCTTCAAATGGGGAACCGCCGCGTTCATCCGTAAACGAAGAGCTGCCATCATCCAATTTTAACCCCATGCGCTGCATTTTTGCGGCGGATGCGGCTTTAGCTTCTTTCTTGTAATCACTCATAATATACTCCTGCTGCGTCCAGCATTAAACGTTTGGATTTTTCACCAATGATTGAAGATCCGGTTTAATTAACTGTTCCGCCGTAGAAGCGCTCTCCGGATGAACTGCAATTTCGCGGGCCAGTTGCAACATGGCAATCCGCTCCTTGCTTTCTCTATCAGCCGCATCGTTCTGAGCGTCAGAAACGGCATGGGCTTCCTTAACTTTAACTTCCGCCATTTTGGCTTGGGAGTCAACCATTTTAGCTTGCGCTAACATCAATGCGGGGTCTGGTGGTGGCGGACCCGGAGGCATTGGCGGCATAAACAGATCCATCGCATCTTCAATGCCAAGCATTGTAAGAATTCGCTCATCAACCTTTTTGGGGTCATAAAGCGTTGGATTCTGCGTCTGCAATTGTTTAATTGCCATTGCCTTTTGAATACGTACCGCATGAGACGGGGTATTTGGATCAGCAACGGGGACAAGGTTAATATTGTCCAACGCCGTTACTAATGTTTCCGGCGTCCATTGATAGGCTGGGTATTTGTTATTTTCCCAAAAGGCTTCTGGGCATTCTTTAAACAACTCCTTGAGGAGTTGGAACTCACGTGCTTGCGCCGCATGCATGCGTTTATGAACCGCCGATATAACTTTTTGAGCTTGTTCAATTAACGCGATAGTCGTTCCAACGGGAGCTTCAGCATTGCCCTCACCCACATTAGTTTCCGATGTGGAAGCCATGCGCTGGCCGCTGGTTTCAATCAATTGCAACAAATTAAGGAACTGACCATCCACACTGCGGTATGGAAGTGGCATAATGGCGGATTGAATAGGCTGGCCCGCCGTATCAATAGGCATACCACCGCCCGGTGGGATGCGGAACTCATTGGTGTTTTGCCGCCCAGCTTGTTTTGCGTATAAAAAGCCGGGGAAGTTAGCGAACATTCCGTTATCAATGCACAACCGCCATCCGGCGGTTAGCGCCATCGTCGTGTTACCCACAAGGTGTAAAAGGCCAAGACCGTAGAAACCAAAGCCGGGTACGAAGATATAATCAACAAACACTTGCCGACGCAGACACTGTTCATCATCCTCTTTCCACCACCGCCTAATTTCCAGAATTTCCGATGACGTTTTGTCAATGGTCACCCGATATGGCAGTTGAAGGCCCGTTGGTCCCTCATCATCCTCATGCTCATAGCCGGGAAGATCCAATTCGCAATAGCATTCATAAATTTCACGGGGCTGATTATCCGTATTCGTCATATTGCGGGGGATAACGCCTTGCAATTGTTCAATTTTGTCCTCAACCACGTTATTCTTGGGTGGTTGCACGGAAGAGAGGGGAACGTTGCGGTACATCCCGACCAATTGCAACCGTTTAAGGGTGCTAGGGGACATCTTAATGACATGCGTAATGCGTTGCGCGGTGGATACCGTCGTCTCCGCATTGGAGACAATAATTTCCGGGATACTAACAAATTCAGAAACCGGACGGCGGCGAATTGGGCAATAGTAAACCTTTTTAAAGGCGGTCCCACCAAAGCCTAGCGCAAAGAACATTCGCTCCGTATCCGGATAATATTCCGATGCTGTCACCGTAAGATAATGATTAAAATCTTTTTCTAACGCTTCCGCCTGTACATCAATATTAGCGCTGCCCAGACCGTCATTGCGAATTTTTACGGGGCCGCTGGATGGGAGAAGCTCACCACGGGCATTGGCTTGGAAACGAACAATGGACTCAAGAAGGAGGGGATGGCGGACTGTTGCCTGACCCTCAACCGCCGTTGAACCATCCGTCGCATTGGATCTGGGCGTCTCAATCTTGGTCCCCAACAGATCAAGACCCATCACATATTGTTGGAGGAGTTCTTGGCGGGATTCATTATCCTGTTCAATAAGCCGTACAAGTTCATTCGCAATTTGGCCTAATGAACTGTTATCCAAATACAACGCAAGATTTTCGTGGAAATCCCCTTCCTCTTCCCCTTCTTTCTTTTGTGGGCCGCCAAAAGAAATCGTAACGGAGCCATCTGGTAGCTCAACTTTTACGTATGGGGATTTGGGATTAACCTTTACATCCGCATCGCCAGACGCGGTCAAATCCATATCCATTGCATCAAATTCGTCCGGCGTATTTCCCAAAACGGGAACTTGGCGAATGTTCATGGGCGCTAATGGCATAGGTTACACCGGGTAAAGTTGCGATGGACGTGAAGACTTATATAGCATACTTTCAGTTTTTTCCGCTACTATTTCTACTGGTTTACGTGCAAAACCTATAACGCGCAAGTGTGAGAGTGCTTGCGTCATACTATCCACCAAGTCATCGTGCTTTGCTTTTGGGAAAGATTCCGCTTGTTCAATCACTTTTTCCGCCCATTCCATGTCGGGAGCGTAAATCATTCCCTCCGCAAAAAGATGTTGAATTGCGTAGGTACGGGCAACTTTGTCCCCCCTGCCCGGGTCAACCAATTGAATACCCCAGTTTTCCCGCGCAAAATGCGTCCGAAGTTCTTGGGCGACGGACAGCCCAGCCGCCTTGGATTCAATTAAAAGTTTATCAATTTTAAATTTGTTAGATAACTCAACAGTTTTTTTAACAAGTTGTGGAAACTCCAACCTATCCTGCCATGCATATATTAACATAATGCGTTGGTTATCTTGGCGGTCTGTCCACACGCCCCATATAGTCATAGCACTATAATCGTTTTCTTGGCGGGTGGTGTAGGCGGTGTCCAATGAGGCGATAACGTACTCAAAAGGCGGGAACACACTTTTGCGTAATCCTTCCGCGCCGGATACGGTTTCGTCCCACAGCACCCACCAATCGCGCTTTATAATACCGCCGCCCTTAGGTTTTGGCCGTTGCTGTAATTGACCCGCCGCCGCAAATGGACCAAGGGCGGATTCTAATGACGCGACTTCGTCATCACCAAACCGATCTTGAACCAGCAACTCACCCTCTTCGCGGTCATCAATATACCACGGCGTGATACACCGACGGTCTGATTCAAACCGCATGGGGAGGCACAAATGAACCCAATTCCCCGTATCTTTGGATAAAACGTGGCCCGTAAGATCCGATTCGTGTAGCCGTTGCATAATAACAACGTACGCACCAGTCTTAGGATCGTTAAGACGGGTAGACATGGATTGGTCCCACCATTCCAGCGTCCCTTGCCGGACAAGATCCGACTCAACTTCATTGGCGTTGTGGGGATCGTCAACTAGAATAATTGATCCACCTTCACCCGTAAGAGCGCCGTCAACCGATGTTGCTAGGCGGTAGCCACCTTTGTCGTTGTCAAATCGGACTTTGGTGTTTTGGTCCGATACAATTTTAAATTTATTCCCAAAATGTCTTTGGTACCACGGGGATTCCAACAAGCGCCGGGTTTTAATGGAGTCACGGATGGAAAGGGATTGCGCGTAAGAGGCGTACAGGAACTGTACATGTGGACCAGAGAGTGGTCCAATATCAGATTGCGCCCATGTCCAAGCGGGAAAACAAACGGAAACCATAGAGGATTTGGAAGTGCGGGGCGGGACGTTAATGACCAGCCGCCGGATCTCCCCACGGGTTACCGCCTGTAAATGTTCCGCAATAGCCTCAAGGTGCCAACCATATTTGTACGGGTTAGGGTCAATGTATTTCCAAGCCCCCGCGACAAAATCCACCATTTTTTCTTCAAAGTTAAGGCGTTCAAGCTCCCGGGCAGCATCTTCCGGATACTGCTCAATTGCTTCTTCTAACGTTTTTGCGTGTAAGATGGTGCTACTCTTCGGGGAGTTCATCAAAAACTTCACCTTCTATTATTTTAGGGCCGCCAATTTTGTCCCTAACCTTACTAATAAGGTATGCGCGTTCTTCGTAGGAAAGTTGACCAAAATCAAAGATAACTTGTGGGCGGCCAATATCCGTCTGGTCTGGCTTATCTTTCCACCCCATTTGAGATCTGGTCAGGTAAATCCCCGCGTTGATGGAGGATGGGGTGTCTTTCATTGCTTGTTGATAAAGATTTTCCACAACCAGCGCGTTTGCAATTTGCCGCCCGTTTTTAATCTCATTCCCGTACTCACGGTGTAGCCATGCGCGGGAAACCCCGACAATATCCGCAATCTCATCCAGTGTCGTACCCCGTTTAGCAAGGCCCATTATGGTCTTGCGGACCATAGCGTCGTCGGGAATTTTTCGTTTGCGGCCCCGTTTCTTACCTTTGTATTCCGGCTCGTCTGGCTTTTGAGTAAGACGATTGGCGTTGGTAATTGCTTTCATTTTCCTACTCCTTTCTATTTACTATATCGCAAAAGTTGATTAAAATGCAAGTATCTTAAAATGGAGAACACAATGTCGGATAAAATTTGCGCTAATTGTAAGTGGGTTTACGCACAAGATATGGGGTTTAATTGCATGAACCCTATTAATGACCGCCTATACGACCATTTTAACCCCTCTTCCGGTGATATTGTCCGGGATATCCGTAGGGCGGCGGTGACGTTTGAAACCAGTACATGCGAGGATTTTTCCCCCAAAAAGAAAATCCCGTCATCAAAGTGATGAGAATCTGGTATAGTGTAGCGTTGTCCCCCTTATAGGAGGTTCGCATGGGTTTGACCGCGACTAACGTTACATTTGAATGGACTATGGAAGAAATCCCAGTTTTTACAATATCATCAGATTCTTTCAACATAGGGAACGATAACATGTCTTGGAACTATCGCGTTATTATGGAACCCGC